AGATTTAGCATTATTAAAGCTATTTACCTGTAAAGGAGCTACCATCAATTGCACATCTAAACTGCTTATAAATGATGGGTATGTCATTAAGTCTCTCCATGAATGAAATTCAATTTTACCATTCTGCACTAAATCACGTAATTGTGGTGGAAAGGCTCCTACAAAAACCCACTGGTATTTGTTGATTGTTTTTCTTATTATGTCCCTTATACCATACATATCATCCTTACCGCCTGTTTTATTATCTACATCGTAATGGGCTCCGGAGCCTGTATAGAGTATTCGAGGCCTTTGTCTAAATTTATTAAAACTTGCTTTTACTTTATTTTTATTAAACAAAGACCCCATCCAGAAATTAGGTATGAAGTTTGGAATTACCGTAATTTTTTGTTGGCCTGTTCTTTCTTTATAAAGCCGTCTCATAAAGTCACATGTTACTGTAACTTCGTCTACCATATTAATAATATCGATACAATTTTGACGGATCTCGTCACTATCAAAAGCAAACTTAAATTTATTATAATCGGGTATATCTTCTTTGAAAACCACATCATCTACTTCATAGATTATTTTAAAATCATGCTCCTGTTGAATCTTTTTTAAGTGTTTTATAAATTCTTTTTGGTGAGTCGAAGCCTGTCTTTGTAGTTTTACAGCTTTAACATTTTGATACCATCTAGGATCTGCGACCATAGCGGTAGTGTCTTGAGACATACCTGCACCTGTCATATTAATAACATAACCTGGCCATATAATTCTCCAATGACCACAACCTGAGTAATCCGCTAAAAAATTTACAAATCTTGGTAAATTAGCTTCCTTTGGTTGCTGGATAGCTTGTTGAGTGGCGCGCTGTACGGGTGGCGGCGCGAAGGGGAGTGCTATAGGCGGTACGCCAAAGGGCGGAGGAGTTGGATTAAACATCTAATATATATATTTTAAATTTCAACATAATCTACACGATGTGTTATACCATTTTTCTTTTCGAGGTATATAACATCACCAGTGACTGCTTTAGTGGATTCTTTTCTATGAGAAATTACTATTGAACACTCATTAAGTTCTTCAACCCTGTCTTGAAGTATTTCCGTTATAAGCTCTATGCCTTTTTCATCAAAAGACGAATCAAATAATTCATCATAGATAGCAATATTATATTGTACACCACCCTGCAGTCGTCTAATATCTGAAAATGTAAATAAGCAAGCTAGGTCAATTGATTTGCGTTCAGCTCCGGAAAAATTGAAGTATGAACATATTTTATTTTTCTCATTTAAGATTTCTTCTTCAAAATATTCATTAAAGATACAAATTGAATTTGAATCTAACCTCTTCAAATAATGTAAGAGCTTACCATTAAGAAGCTCTAAGAGCTTATTAACAATATAAGATTTGACACCTTCTTCAGACACCACAAACTTTACTATATCTAACGTAGATATTTGATCTCTATAGTTTTTTACATCTTTTTCTAAGGTAGTAGCTCTTTTTTTGGTGTCTTTAATTAGGTTATCAAAATCTGTATCAGTATTTTCTACTGATTCTAAATCAACCTTAAGCTCATCTAACCATTCTTGTAATTGGTTAACTCTTTCTTTAGCATTTTTTCTTTTCTGTAGGGCGACTTTAGCTTCAGCTAGTTTGTTATGACAAGAATTTATAGCAGATAAAATTTTAGCCTTTCTTTCTCTAAGTTCCTTTAAATTAGTGCCTATACTTTTTATAGTTCCAACCATCTCCTCAATTTTTTCTTTGAGCTTAGCTTTCTCCTCCGAAATAAGATCAACGTCATGATCTTCAATATTTCTGAGACATACGGGACATTTTTCTTCATTGGTACCTATTTTTAAATATTGATCTTTTTTGTATTTAACTTTAGCTTTCTTTGTACTAATATTTTCGATATCAGTATTAATTTTAAGCTCACAGCCACTTAAGCGTTCATTTAAACTTGAAATGTTACTCTGTATTTTTTTTATGTTTACTTCATCATAATCTTTTATCTCTTCTAGTAAGTTTTCTAGCTCTTGTGTATTATTCGATTTTCTTTCTATGTAAAGTTCCTTTTTGGTCTGCCTTTTTTGAAGTAGTTTTTCCTTCTGGTTGGAATAATTTTTTAAGCTCTTGCTAACCTCATCTAATTTAGTTAATTCGGTATCATGATCTCTCTTTATATCGTTATATTCATTTCTTAAAGTTGAAAGCATTGTACTAAAAACTTCCATACCAAATATATCTTCTATAAATTTACGCTTTTCAATTTTATTTTTAGCCATAAATGGCACAGCGTTATTAACTGTCATAATAACACAATTTTGAAAAATGGATGGAGAGGCGCTAAGCACTCTTGCAATATACTTTGTGGTATTACTAATACTATCTCTAGTTTTGTCTATACTGTTTTTAAAAATAAAGGCTTTTGAAGGGGAAAGGTTCCGAATAATTTTATAGTTATGTGTTTTATTATTAGTAGTAACTTCAAAATCTAATTCCACATGAGTTTTACCATTTGTAAGATTATTTGGTATTAGATCTTTTTTAATCTCACGTAATGTCTCTCCAAAAATGGCAAAATATACACTATCAGCAATTGTACTCTTACCAATAGCGTTTCTTCTATCCGGCTTATCTCTATTTTTACCTGTAATGACATGTAACCCTTTATTGAATTCAACAGTTACAGGCTCATCACCAATAGATAAGAAATTGACAATACTTACCTTTTTAAAGTCGACTCTTTTCATACAGTGATAATGTATAATCTATGATATGTTTTTTATTTTCAATTTCAAGCAAGTTAATAAATTCTTCTATAGCTTGAGGAATGTCAATTCCGGAAAGATCCTCTCTGTCTTCAGTATTATCAATTAATCGATTAAAGTTTATATCATAATCTACAGTAAGAGTTTTAGGACCTAATAGGTTTAGCTTTTTGAGGAGGATATCCATATCTTCTTGAGATATATTCATATCTACTTTGAGCTTGACTATGTTATTTGAAATTTTATCTATAATATTTTTCGTAAAGCTACCTTCTCTAACTAGCTCACCTAATGATACTTTTATATAGTTGGGTGAAATGTTGTTTGGAGTAAATTGATACTCCATACTGTCCATATCCAATATATAATATCCTTTTTGATTGCCCGCGTCACCAAAATCCATTTGAAACGGGTTACCGCAATATAATATGGTACCACGACCAAATCTTTTTTCGTGTCTAGTATGGAAATGACCAGATATTATAATTTCACCTTTTTGAAGAAGGTCCTTTACCTTTACCCCCTCTTCGCAAACCTTATAAGAGTTCATCTTAAAAGATTCAATTTCAAAATGACCAAATATAATATCGCTTTTAGGAATGTCTTTTGGGTTTGTGTTCCAGGGACAAAAGGTTATAGTCTTTTCGAAAGCTTCTATGGTATGAAAGGTGTCTAAAATAGTTACATTTTTGCGCTTTTTGAATACCGAGAGAGAATTTACATCAGTCCGGTGTTTATAGTAAATATCATGATTGCCTGTAATAACTATAACATTGAAGCATGATAATATGTCTAAAATATCTGCAGATGTTTGCAAAGTGTTAACAGATATTTCACTTCTATTATGATGCCAATCTCCGCAAAATATTATATCTTTAATATTCTTTTTTTTGCACTCGTCCTTAAACCACGTAGCCCATTCTATAGCATAGTTATGCCATTCGTTGCTATTTGAATGAACGCCAAGATGAAGATCAGAGAAGATTGCAACCCTAGGTTTATTGATTGTACATTTCATCTTCCTCATCTACAGGCTTTACGTAAACAACTCCACCTCCTGTATATTCAGGATCGGACATATATTCATCGTAAACTTTTTCTCTGTAATTTGAGATAGCTTCGTGATGTTTCTTTTCTTTTTTGATTCTGTTGATAAATGCATTAAATGCAATGGTAGTAAAATAAGAAAACGGATTCGAATTACTTTCAAATTTGTATTTCTTATGTTTTAATGCTGCATACATCTTCACGAGAGCATCACCAATCATATCGTCTTTATACGTATAATTAATAAAGTTTGAGTTATAACTTAAACCGTATGCAATTTTTTTAATATTTTCAGCTAGATCATCCGTCAATATATCTGAATTGTAATATTTCTTTAACGACTCTTTAAAGACCTTAGGTTCTATATAATATTCTGTCTTCTTTTTTGACTTTTTTTTCTTAGCCATTGTTATAATTATAAACTATTTTAAATGTTATTCAACTAAGGTTTTTTCAACATACTTTATTTTTTCAGCCTCGTATATCTCTTTACGTTTATCACTGTGACGTATACCATACCTTAGTCTATCACATATATCAAAAATAACTAGCTTGTCCTTTGTATTATGTTTTCTTAATCCCCTGCCAATAGACTGGACTGTCCGGACAAACGACTTACCACCGGCAGCGAAAACAATATTATGTATATTTTTAATATTAATTCCTGTAGAGAAAATGGCGCTAATGGCTATGCAAATAACGTTGCTGTCTTTCTCCATAATTTCTTTAATCTTTTCTCTTTCGTCTACTTCAACCTTTCCTCTAATAAAATATACCTGTTTAGTTGTTAGGGTATCTAGGTATACTTTTAGTAATTCTCCGTGTTTAATATGGTTAACCAAAATTAGCGTATTGTTATCTAGCTTACCGCATAGTTTTGCCAAAAAATGGTTTCTTCTATCACTTTCGTATATAAAATCCAGCTCTGCTCTGTATCCAGCTGGGCCATTATATATGGGATGTTGTCTATACTCTAAATTAACTATTTTAACCAATACGTTTGCAAGGTAGTCTTCTAATCTTAGCTCGTAACTAGATTTTTCATATATAACTGGGCCGAACTTACCAATTATGGACCATTTATCTAGCTGATTCTCTGGAAGAGTGCCAGTGAAGCCGTATTTGTTATGTGTTTTTATTTTTGAAATGATTTTGCTAATCTTATTTGAAGCTTTAACCTTATGACATTCATCCACAATAAGTAAGTCCACATATTTTATCCAGTCGTTCTCTTTAAACCGGCTTTGAACTATACCTATATTACATATTACCACATTAGCTGTTAAATCTGGCTTAGTTTTACCAGTCCACTTGGTTAATTTAAAGGTTGTACCGCAATTTAAAAACTCATCGTATGTTTGTGAAACTAGTCCCAAGTCCGGTACTAATACAACACATTTAAAAGTATCTTTATCAGCACAGCTTTGAAAGTAATTTTCAATAAGAGCAGCGGTAGTAAACGTCTTACCAGCTCCTGTACCTAATACGCATGTACCTCTACCCAGTTTAAGCGCTTTCTTAATAACATCTTCTTGATACTCTCTTAAATCAAGTGCAAAGTCTCTATATAGATTGACTTGGGTTCCTTTTCCTACTGTTAGTTCCTTTTGTAATTCATCGGTTACTGTTATATCTACTTTCTCTTTAAGAAGGTATTGCTTTATCTCCCAAAACAGCCCTAAATCACATACACCAGTGTGGGTTATTGCATATTTTCTTCGTGGTACAAATTTTGAATACCTTCTTGCGAACCTAGCATCTGTATTTTCTACAGAAAAATGCTCTCTTAATTTCTCAAAGATAGCACCTTCAGAACAGGTAGTTTTAAGCTTTCCACTAACACGTATATAACTAAACTCTATCATAGTTGTTCCATTTTTTGTATGTCAACTATATTTTTAATTTCATATCCCATAGAATTCATAATCCTTTCGACCTTTTCAAGATATTCAATAATTACGTCCTGTTCTTCTATAGCTGTATTAAGTTCTTTTAGACTTTCATGATTTTCAGCAGCTATTTCAGCTGCAGTTACATTAATTCTTACTGGGGATTCCTGTATAACCTGTTTTATAACTTTTTTCTTAAGTGCCTTTTTCTTGCTTATTAATTTATTTCTTTCTATTTTAGCTTCAATAAGTCTAGCTACCCAATAATGCTTACGCGCCGGTAGTCTTAGTTGTGCTTCTTTTAGGTTAAAGTCATCTAAAACCAGATCTTTGCCGATTTCATCAATATATCTCTTTAGCAATTCCACCCTATTATTATAAATATAGATAGCATGAATTCTACATGTAAATTTGCAAAATATTTCTATAAGCATCTTAATGAGGATAATGGGGCTGGAGCTGGTAGTGCGTTTGGTGATGGCCCGTCAACACATGATATTAGTAAGTATGCTTACGGTGACGCAAGAGTGCCATACATCATAGGTAAGAAGAAAGGGGTTCAGCGCCGGACTTTCCCGGATCAGGCGGTGGAGAGTGAAGAGAGAAGAAAGAAGAAGAAAAAGAAGAAGAACTGGATGAAGGGCGCTGTTAAGAAGCCGGGCGCCTTGAATGCTGCCGCTGAACGCGAAGGGAAGAGTAAAACTGAATATTGCGCAAAGCCACCTTCAAAGAAGGCTAAAAAACGGTGTACTCT